AAGACTAGCTAAACCATAGAAACAACACATTCAGTGCAAAGCCTCCGTCCTTGACGGGGGCTTTCCTGTTTTGTGAATATAATAAATAAATATTTGAAGCAATCTGCTAACAATTTGCCGCCAAAGGCATACGGCGTCTCCATTGTTCCAATCTGTTAAGGCGCCCGAGACTATTTATAGGCGAGCCCCTCCGGGCTCATTCCAAGTTATCGGGTAGGCTTTGACCTACCTCTGCGCACTGCTGAAATAAACCAGTGTCAGAACATGATTATAAAGGGAGGGTTTTTAACTATGGGTACAAAAAGAATAGGACACGCTCGAATTCGAGCGTTAATTAACGAAAATAACAATCAAATGAGCATTCAAAAGCTCCGGTATATTGATGGTACAGCAACAAGAACGTTGACCGCTAGCGAAAGCGGCCGTGTCGTTCTGGTAGGATCTGCAGCCGCAGGCTTAGCTGATGATACAATCTTTTCATTGCCGACTGCCGCAGATGGACTTTACTTCAAGTTTGTCTATATTGGTGGTGCCGCAGATGTGCAGGATTTCCAGGTTAGCACTGGTTCCGATACAAATTATTTGATCGGTGGTGCTGTCCAGCACGATCCTGACAATGCTGGTGATGATACCGTTGCGTATCATCCGAATCTTAGCTCAAACTCTAGAGTTAACTTTCTTACGCCAGACGCTGGCACTGTTGCTGAATTTTGGTGTGATGGGACCAACTGGTACTTCGCTGCTACATTAATTTCGGCCACCGATACTGGTGTGACATTTGCTGATCAGTAAGATTTAATAGCTGTTAAAATATATTTTTATGTTTGGCCCCTCTTCGGAGGGGTTTTTTCTTTTTAAAAATGGTAATCTGCTAAAAAATTTCGGCGCCTATTTTTCCAGATTTTCGCTTTTGCTATTTTGTAACTATTTAGTGTTACATGTTTTATAGAGAGGATATATCATGAACCCACGTAGAAGATTAGCTTTGAAGCTCAAAGCAAGAGCCCGGGCCAAAGCCCAACAAGAAGCAAATAACATTCAGAGTACAACAAATGTTGTTGAAGAGCCTGTTGTTAAGGCGGAAGAGATTATCGCCGAAACTTTAAAAGCAGAAACAATCGAAACGAAGACTGAAGCTACACCAAAAACAACAAAAGTGTCCAAAAAGGCAAAAACTGCCGCTACTACGACTTTGAAAGCAAAAACTGCCAAAGTTGCGACCACTAAAAAAGCAGCGACACCACGCAAGACCGCAAAAACCAAAGCAACCAAGAAGACTTCGTAAATATCTTACATAAGTGTTTATCTTTGGCCATGATCAACTATTTACCTAGTAGGAGGGTCCGTGTGTGCCTACAAATCTAAGTCCGAAATCACAAACAAGTGCTATTATTTTGACATCAACCGGCTCCGCCGAGTTGGTTTCGGCCGCTGTTCCTTTTGGCATGTACACAGGGTCAGCCGCATTTCGAAGTGGCGCCGCAGATCAGGTTGCGTACGTCTATAAAAAGCTTGGTGGCGATGTTGTTGACATTGAACTTACGCCGGCTAATGTATATGCAGCTTATGAAGAAGCTGTTTTAGAGTACTCGTATATATTTAATCTTCACCAAGGCAAGAATGTCATATCAGACGCACTTGGGAACGTTACCGGCACATTTAATCACTTAGGTCAAAGCACTTCGGGGCCCACTAGTGCAAGTCTTAGATTTCCCCGGGTTGAAGCCAACTACACCAACAAAATTGGCGATGGTCTGTCTACAATGGCCGGCGTTGGCGGAACTACCACCATATACTCGGCCTCATTTACAACCAGGGCAAATCAACAAGATTATGACTTGCAGACAATCATCTCAAGTTCGTCTGCTTCCGGAGTAAACGACAACGGCGATGCCATCGATTATGCCGGCAAAGCTACAGACAAGAGAATTATTGTTGATAAAGTGTTTTATCGCTCACCTATTGCGATGTGGCGCTTTTATGGCTACTATGGCGGCATTGGTGTTGTTGGAAATTATCAGACCTATGGACAATACGCCGACGACACAACTTTTGAGATTGTACCGACTTGGCAGAATAAACTGCAAGCCATTATGTACGAAGATTCGCTGTATACCAGAGTTTCGCACTATTCGTATGAAATCATCAACAATAAATTAAGATTATACCCAAGCCCGAGAGGCAGCGACAACTTTGCGGGGTACCTCGATCGAGTTTGGTTCAAATTTAGAATAAAATCAAATATTTTTGAAGAAGAGGGCGATATCGATACCGGCATCGAAGGAATTAACAACCTCAATACGCTGCCATTTGAGAACATCCCGTATGAAAACATTAACGCTATCGGCAAACAGTGGATTAGAAAGTATTCTTTAGCGCTTTGCAAAGAAATGTTAGGGCAAATCCGTGGCAAGTTTACGACTATTCCAATTCCGGGTGAAAGTGTCACTCTGAACCATTCAGAACTGCTTAGCCAAGCAAAAGAAGAACAGCAACAACTTAAAGATAAGCTAATAGAAGTATTAAAAGAAGTAGAATACCCAGAATTAGCGAAGAAAGATCAAGAAAAGGTCACCGCAGCGGAGGAAACTTTAAGAAGGTCACCATTGCCGATATTTGTAGGGTAGGAGAGAGTAGATGTCAGACGATAACAAATGGTCTAAACCCAGCGCACCTCCCCCACCCTTGTTTTTGGGCAAAAAAGAGCGTGATCTTGTTAAACAAGTTAACGACGAGTTAGTTGAAAAGATAATCGGACAACAAATTTTGTATTATTCGATTGACTTGACCACAACTCAATTTCACGATATGTATGGCGAGGCGATAAAGAAGACCTTTTTGCCCCCAATTCGTGTTTATGCTCTTGTTAAGTTTGACGACGAATCAACGCACTATATGGAAAACTTCGGAATTGACAAAATGTCTCAAATTACCGTACAGTTTCATAAGCGGCGTTTGGAAGAAGATCAGGATGTATTTGTCAGAGAAGGTGATTTTGTCCTATATGGCGATATTTACTACGAGATCACCAAGCTTTCACAGCCTCGCAAACTCTTTGGTCAAGTAGACGAAACGTTTGAGATAGCTGCAACTTGTAAGCGCGCAAGAAAGGGACTTTTCGATGCTACCTGATAATTTTGATTTTGCTCAACTGCCTGATGACACTCGCGGCTTGACTTTGAAAGAAATTGGGATGCTCGTCTCGGATATTGAGAATATTGACTATTCTGTTGTTTCGTGGCTTAAAGAAGATCTCGCGCTGCAAGCACTAACAAATCAGGGCTTCACGAAAGTGCCCGTTATGTGGCAAACACCTGAGAGATCTTTTCAAATTAAGAATAAAAAAGAGTTAAGAGATGCCAATGGCTCCATTACCCTTCCGGTTATAAGCGTCGAACGCATTAATATCACCAAAGACCCTGCGCGCAAAGGCGGCTTCCAGGCGCACATATATTCGCGCCCCGGTGAGCCAGAAAATAAAGACGGCAAAGTTAATGGTACAACAGGAAGAATGGTTATTGGACGCAGAATAAAGCAGGACAAAACCCGCAATTTTGCTGTCGCGCAGGCCAACCGCAATCGGTCCAATTTGCCGGCAAATCAAGAAAACACTCGCAGAATAAATAAAAAGATCATCGTTCAAACTTTATCTATCCCAATTCCTGTTTATATCAACGTTGAGTATAAAATTGTTATAAAAACCGAGTATCAACAACAGATGAATGATCTAATGACACCCTTTATAACCAAAACAGGACAAATCAATGCTTTTGTTATGAAAAGAAATGGACATATGTATGAAGCATTTATAGATCAGGGCTTTACTCATAATAATAATGTATCCAACTTAGACGAAGAGACGAGAATGTACACTTCTGAGATTAATTTGAGAGTTTTGGGCTATTTGATGGGTGAAGGGAAGAGTGATAGCCGGCCCATAGTCAGAATTGAAGAGAACATGGTAGAGGTTACATACCCCACCGAGAACGTTCCCCGCCCCGGCGATCCTGATTTTTTTGGTTCTTAAAACACTTCCTGAAGTGTGTTTGGGATTAAAAATACTATTTATTTTTGATTGCGTAAGCATTTAGAGCATTATACTATAGCGAGGGACACATAATGTCAGTAAAGAATTTTAAATTTGTATCGCCCGGAGTGTTTATTAACGAAATAGACAATTCCTTTCTTCCGGCCACTGCAGAAAACATCGGACCAGTCGTCATCGGCCGGGCCAAGAGGGGCCTGGCAATGCAGCCAGTTAAGATTTCCTCATATTCGGATTACGTCACAGTATTCGGTGGTACAGTACCTGGGAATGGCGGAGGCGACGTTTTTCGCGACGGCAACCTTCAATCACCCATGTACGGAACTTACGCCGCAAAGGCTTTCCTTCGTGCGAATGTCGCACCCCTCACATACATTCGCCTTTTGGGACAAGAAACTTCTACCGGTAACGCAGCCGGCGGCGCAGCCGCGGCAGGCTGGAGAACGGACGCTTACCCGGTTGGCAACGCCGCACAAAATGGGGGCGCCTTTGGTTTATTTGTGTTTGCCTCTTCCTCCTCCCCATCGGCCACGATTGGTGAGGGGCACCTAGCAGCTATTTGGTATTTGATGGGCGATCAGGCATTAGCCGGCCCATCTGGCTCTATTCAACTTAGTGGCACAATATATCCCCAGAAGGCCACAACTGCACCGCAGTTCGTCGAAGCCTGTGGAGCACCGATCGTCTCGGATGATAACGGATTGTTTGCTATTACCATTTCAGGATCTAAGCAAGCAGAGACAATAAAATTCAATTTCGATGACAGCAGTGCAAACTTTGTACGCAAAAAGTTTAATACTAACCCGCAATTAGCGAATAAGAGTGCTTCCCTATATTATCCATCTGTTCTTCAGAAGGATTACTGGCTTGGAGAGTCCTATGAACAGTTTCTTCGTGTAAGCGGTAAGCATACCGGTGTGCAAGTTGGAGTCTTGATGCCTCTGGGCAAAGGTGGCATCGCCGCCGCAGACACATCTTACAACCCTGCTCTGATGAAGGGACAGGCTTCTCGCGAAGCAACTGCTGGCTGGTTTATCGCACAAGACCTCGGCAATTCTGCCGATTATGAGCCGCAAAATGCACAAAAGCTATTCCGCTTAATTGGCCGCGGCCATGGTGAGTGGCTAAACAACAACGCCAAGGTGTCTATTGAGAGAATCAAGCAGTCCACTTCCAAGAACAGCGACTACGGCTCCTTCTCCGTTGTTTTGCGCGAAATTAGCGATACAGATCAAAAAGTTGTTGTTCTTGAGCGCTTCGATAACTGCAACATAGATCCAAAGTCGCCCAACTTTATTGGACGCAA